CGCGCCCTTAAGGTCAACGGCCAGGTCAACGGCACGCGCCGGCACAAACTTCCATTCTGTCGTGCGGGTGATGATTGGCGTGTCGATGCCGACCGGCGGAGAGAACACCCCACGGATCCGGATCACGTCTTCGCCGAAATCGTTCGGTGTTTCTGCCGGCTCGTAGTAGGTGCGCACGACCAGATCATCGCGGCGGACAAACGGCCCGCCCTGGGCGTTGACGTACTCCGCCCACTTCCCGCAGTCGGCGGCATCGTGCACGGAAGCGAATTCGACGCTGAGGCCGACGGCGGTTTCATGATCGGCCATGCGACGCAACTCACGGTAAACCGTTACCGGCGCGCCGCCGATAAACTGAAACTGACGAATACGCCAGCGGGCCGCCCAGGCAGACACGGCCGGGGCGACTTCCTTCAGCTCTTTGCCGCTGTCGTCATCAAGCTCGCCGTCCAGCGCGTAACCGTCGATGTTTTTGCTGATGTATTTGGCGATGTAACCGGTGGCGCTGCCTTTCTCCGGGTCGATGGCTTCAGCGTGGAAACGGGCCTTTCTGGTGCGATCGCTGTACAGCTCGCCGGCGTCTTCCTCGCAGGCGTAGCTGCGCAGGATACTGCGCACTTGTTCCACAGCTTCAGGACGCATGAACAGCAACATATGCCAATGCGGCGTACCGTCGGCATGCGGCTCGGCCACGCGGATCCCAAAAATTCGAATGTCTTCGCGGTGCAGCTTGGCGCGGGCGCGCTCCCAGACGCCGCGCAGGTAGCGCTGCGTTTCGTCCGGGCTGGCTCCGCGCCATTTTTTATTGCGGTGGCCGTGCTTGTTGGTGGCGTGGAAGCGAGAAGGGGCCGTCAGGGTGTAAAACTCTCCCACAAAGCCCATTTCATTACAGATATTCTCAAAGCCGCGGATGCGCGCCATCAGCTCGCAACGGCGGATCGCCGGGTTCGCTACGCTGTGATCGTATTTGTCGATCAGCGAAATGCGGTTGCCCTCGTCGTCTTCCAGTTCCATCGACTTGAGAAAGTCGCGCGTGCGCCGCTTCTGCTCCCGCCAGTCTCCGACAGTTGGCCGGCTGGCGTATGGCGTCGCCTTCTTGCTGACGTGGCCGATCGCGATATGCAAGTGCTCTTTCCAGCGGTCAGCATGCCGGCGCAGGCGGCGCAGCCACCAGTTTTCAGACAGCATGCGCAGCACCGCCGGCCCGGTATTCTCGACCGTCATTTTTTCGCTGTCAGACTGATAGGTATCCCACAGCGGCGGGGGCTGTTTGAATCGGCGGGTCAAGGCAGCTGCGCCTAGGTATAGATCCAGCACGCTCAGGAACTCTGAGGCACCGCCGGCATCTTCATCGATCACGCTTAACTCGCGTTTGATGGTGATCGCGATATCCTTGGCCAACAGCTCGACATCGGCACGGCTGGCATCTGGCAGCCGATTAAACCGTTGGCACAGATCGGCGTCGATGTTGTTTTCTGAAATGCGGTATTTCTCGTTGACGAGATCAAGCCGTGGCAATACGCGCTCGACAAAGTTTTTCGTCAAGTACGCATTGCCCCGGCGGATGCCCTGGGATTCTTCCAGCTGGCTGATGTGGTAACGCACATCGCGCTGGATCAGTTGCGGCTGCTGCTCAAGCAGATGATGCGCGCGCAGGGTGGCGGCGATCTGTTCTTCGGTCTGTTTTTGGCTTTCTGCCAGCAGGTCTACAGGTGCATCGATCGCCGGGCGTGGGGCGTTCCACGGAAAGGCCCATTCAAAAGCAGGCGCGCCGCTGCCAGGGTATGGCAACGGCGGTGATGGTTCATAGCGGCCGCGTGACGCTTTATTCACGCTTGCGCTTCCAACGCAGTGATAATTTCACACATGGCTTTCGGTGGAACAGCGTTTCCTCCCATGTGTACGCACAGCTTGTGCGATGGCGGTTTGATGTAGTCCTCCGGGAACGTCATCGCCAGCAAGTTTTCGTCGCGGGTCAAAATGCGCATGCGATCGCCGTCGACAACCGCCCAGCGATCGCGCGTGGTGATCGTGCCAATCGGACGGGAAAGAGAGCGGCCTGTTTTGGTGTTGCCGTAGTAGCTGAAAAGGAAACGATCACCGAACTGTGCGCGGCCATTTTTAACGCGCTCCAGCGTTGCAGCTGCGCGCCCCGGTTTTTCAATCGGCTGCCATTTGCCTGCGTCGAAGTCGATAAAGGTGCTGGCCGGCACATGCGGCATTTTTGGTAACTTCAGGAACAGTGGGTTTTTGCTACGGGTGCAGATAATGAACAGTCGCACGCGGTTTTGCGGAACACCGAGATCAGCACAATCCACGATGTGCGGCGCAAGAGAATATCCCAGGGCTTGCATCGCCGCTTCCCATGCTGGGTAAAGCCCCCACTGAAGGAACTCCGGCACGTTTTCGATGATGACTTTCGGCATTCTGTGGAATTCGGCAGCAGATACCACCGCCCAGGCCGTGGAACGGCTGGCGTCGTGCTGCGGGTTTCCTGCCTTCTTGCCGCGTGCTTTGCTGTGGCCTTGGCAGCACGGTGAGGCCATCATCAGATCGTGCTGAGGCATCATTGACCAGTCAGCCTGGTGCAGGTCTTGGCAAACGTGGATTGTGCCGGGATGATTCGCCTTATGGGCTTCGACGGCGGCGGGCCAGTGATTACCAGCCCAAACCACATCAGCACCTGCCATTTTTGCGCCGGTAGATGAACCACCCAGGCCGGCAAAGAGATCGCTCACTTTCAGCATTTGAATGGCCCTCGTTCGATGCTCAACATGACATAACCCGGTTTCCACGGGTGTAAATCGGTAACATGGGTGATTCGCACCCAAACGTGCTGACCTGAAAATCCTTCAAGACCATCGCAATCCTTCAGCCATCCGTATTCGAACAGGCACAGCAGATCGCCGACGGAATAGCCCCGATCGTTGATGCGAAACTCTGCTTTCTTTTCACCGCTGACTACTGCCGCGAAATGCTCCGGCAGGATCTTTAGTTCGTGTTTTTTCATGCTGTTGCCTTCAAAGTTGCGATGATCTCGCCAGCTGTTGCGCGGCTGGTAGCTTTGGCGCTGACAGAACGGCGTGCGGTGGCGGTGGTGATGGTGAAATCGGAATACAGCTCCCGCGCGGCGTCGGTTTCGCTGTTCGAGGCTACGACGTGGCGGCCGCGTTTTGCCGCAATGCGCAGCATGCGCGCCAGCTTTCTCTGCTGTTCGCTTGTAAAGCCGTCGGTGTGATAGCTGGTGAAATTGGCGGTGGCGCTGGCCGGGATGTAGGGCGGATCGCAATAAATCACGTCGCCGGCCTGTGCCATCCTGATCGCTTCCTGGAATGCGCAGCACAGGAAAATCGCCTTTGTGGCCTGCGCCTTCTCAGAGAAAGCTCGGATCTCGTCTTCGGGGAAATAGGGCGCTTTTCGATGACCGAACGGCACATTAAACTCGCCGCGCAGGTTGTAGCGGCAAACGCCATTGAAGCCGTGGCGATTCAGATAAAGGAACTGTGCGGCGCGGTACAGGAAATTACTGTCACATCCCAGATTGAAATCGGCGCGTACAGCGTAATATCCGGCTTCGCTGGCGTGCTCCGTGAACAGGTTGCGCGCTTCGCGGATCAGGACGTCCGGCAGGTTTTTGGCGACGTTGTGGAAGTTGATCAGATCGCTGTTGATATCGCACAGCAAATAGCTTTCATAGTCGGTGTTGAGAAACACCGCGCCGCTGCCCACGAACGGTTCAACCAGTCGCTTACCGGCTGGCAGGTGCTGGCGCAAGGTGTCAATGATGCCGGCCTTGCTGCCCAGCCACTTAAGGGCTGTTCTGGTCATGGTTTACCCCTTGAAATGGCGTGATTTTGCTTCTCTGGTGGCCTGGCAGTGCACGCAAGTGCTGACGCCATGAATCAGGCGACGGCGCTGCTCAGGGATGGGTGCTCCGCATTCTTCGCAGTGAAATGCAGAAGGCCCGCAAGGCTGCGGGCGGGCGTTTTTGATTTGGGCGTCAAGGATTAGCTGATGCCGTTCCTGTGCCATGTCGATCTGATCGGCCATTGGGCGTCCTTAGTCGTAATTGCGTTCTTCAGGCTGCAAGCACTGGCGATTGAAGGTGCGACAGAATTTGCAGTAACGGTAGGCAAGCAGGCCGACCAAGCCGAAAGCTACGACGGCCCAGATGGCGGCGAGGACAAAAAATAACGCCATCATTTCGCAGCACCTTCTTGTGGAGTGCCGATCTTTTGGCGGGCGGAAATCCAGCTTTTCAGCATGGAAAGGATTTGATCTCGGGTGGCGTTGTCGGCCTCAAGGCGTTCAATCCTCGTGCTCAACAACTCCAGAAGTTGCAGCCGTGAAGCGCGGCGGGCATCCGCAAGCAACTCCATTAATTCGGCGTCGTTCATAAAAACCCCCTGAATTCAGGATGTAGGAAACCCGCCACCAAAAAGGCGGCATTCTTTATTTCGGGTGGTGGATATATTTCAGTAAGCGCTGAATGCGCCCACTGAAATATATGCCGGGTTTTAGCCATGCCCGGCGCATGAGAAGGAATTGCCCGATCTAAGCAGCCCATTCTTTTGTAAGGACGCAACCGGGTTTCATTGCCTATCTGGGAGCACACCCCGGACGCCAATCCCCCACACGTTGATGGGAGGGTGTGCTCTCAGATAGGGCCGGGCTTTCCCGGCTCATGCGGACTGTTCAACAGCTCGCGGGTGAGGAATATCGCCGTTGTTGCAGCGCATGATCAGACTGTCGATAACGGCGGCGTCCGGGTCGTGGCCGGCGGCTTCTGCTGTACTCAGCAGGCCAGTGAGGCCGATGCACAGACGGAATGCGTAATCGTTCAGTGAAACAGCGCGTACAGCTGGCGCGATCGCCGAGGCGGCGTTGATGTTGTTGGCTTTGGCGTGGTACTGCGCCAGAAGGTCGCCCACTAATGTGATATATGCCTGTTTCATGCTGCCGCCTGGTGCTGTGAGTAAAGTTGGTCGATATAGCCGGTCGCCTGTGCTTGCGCATCGAATAAGCCATAAGACTGATCGCCCTGGCTTACTTCATATCTGGCTATTGGGTTAACGATAGTGCGCGGACGATAAGTGATAACAAAGCCGCGATAGTGTGAAGAATTGCGGCTTATTTTGGTTATAGCGTGTTCAATTGGTTGCATGTTTATGCCTCAACTGTTGGCTATTGCGTCTTTTAGCATGGCGACAAGATTTACCTCGATCTTGTCCTTTGGCTTCACCTTTGGACGAATGATGATCCGGCCGTCTCGCACCATACGGCGGCAGGTGCCAATGGGTAATTTGGTCATCTCCGCGTATGCATCAAGTGAAACGTATCCTGTAGGAACGGTGATATTTATCGTGGTATTCGCCATGCTTACCTCCCGTTATTCCGCCTGGATAGATTCAATGCCGCGCAGATATACAAGGCGCGCCATACTTGAAATCGAACGACTTTCTTTAGCTGCGATGATCTCCAGCTCCGTGCGTTCAGCATCTGATAAGCGCATAGGGATCGGTTTTTTTGACGCAATTCCACGTGGCAAACGTGAGCGAGGCTCATGTAGTTCTTGTTTCATAGTGGTATATTGTGATCTGCTAAGTGTCTGTGAAAACCATTATGAGAACTGTAGTTCTCATTGTCAATGGAGTTTTTGTGAAATTTGATTCTCATTGCGCGGAAAGACTAAAGTCTGAACGCAAGCGTCTTTCTTATAATCAGTCTCAAGTTGCTGAATTGTGTGGAATTTCCAGAGAGATGTGGGGCAAATACGAAAGGGGCTTGGCTGTTCCTGGCGGTGAAGTGTTTTTGGGGTTTGCCTTAGCTGGCGGGAATGTTCAGTACGTATTAACCGGTGAGTCCTCTGGTATTGTGCTTACACGAGATGAATTAGAGTTGGTACAAAATTTTCGTGATGCTCCATTAGCAGTCAAAGCAGCTGCTTTTGCGGCCTTAACGGCTGGTAGCGCCGCAGTAGACTCCAAAGCAATCAATGTTAGTGGCGGTAGTGGGCAACGAATTGCTGGGCGGGATTTTCACGAGCACAAAAAATAAGTAGAACCAGGAGGGATTCTATGGGGAGTGATACTAAGGGTAGGCATAACAGGATTGCTGGCAACGATTTCCACGAAGAGCGGATAACGGCAGAAAATTATATAGCCAGGGATTTTGTTAATATTGCTGTCCCTGCTATAGAAAAGGACACGCGCCCGTTGGTACCGGCTCAACGTAAGCAGCTCCACCAATTGATTCTGACCGTGGCGGAAGCAGGGAATGAAGAAGGCTATGAAGTATGGCACCGAGTCCATGCGCAAATTGGCGTGAGAAGCGTCGAAGAAATGACGGTGAGTCAATATCAACCTGCTTATAGTTACCTTCAGGCACAATTGGACTTATGCCGAGAGAAATCCCAGAAGAATGAATTGATATCTGCCTTGCTTAAAATCAGTGCTAATAATGATCGTTATAATGATCTGCTTCAGTATTGCCGAAAAAGCTTCGGTTCCAGCCACCTAAAAAACCTTCAACGTACCGAACTTCAACAAGCTCTGTTATGGCTAGATGAAGAGCGTGAAGGGAGCAACGAAGTTGCAAAAAAAGTACCTGTGTCCGTACAGTGGAGACGCTTGGCCTGGGATTACCCTGGTTTCACTACACTGGTTTTTCTCTTTGGGTTTGCTGTTCCCGTGATTATAGATTTCATCTTTCTTGGGATTTAACTCCGCAATTAGCGGCGGCCGGAGGCGTTGTGAGTATATCTGAAAAGGCCTTAACGCGATCTACTGATTCGGACGATCGCTGGGGAATCGGGCGTCCTTGATATGAAACGCGTTTGTTGCATACCGTCACCCATTCACCGTTATCATTATCAATCATATACATATTGATTTCTGTGCTAATGGAATCAGAGCACTTACCTGGATGATAAACCTGAAATCTCACTACCTTGTTGTCTCCCTGAAACAATTGTTTGAGAGCTAGGCCAAGGAAGAAAAATGCGCTGTTTAATCTGCTCACAAAATTGGGAGAAATACCGAAAATGAGTCGCATAAATGAAATCCTGTTCTACGTTGATAAGGACTGTGTGGTTGATTTTAACACAGTCCTAGCAGATGAGGGAGTTGAGGTCAGTCAGATGCTTTTATTCTCACCAACAGGCTTTGAAAAATTTGCTATTCATACTGAAAGCATCCTGCCAAAACTCAAAATGGTCGCTGAGGTTCTAAAAAAGCTGGTTATCCTCCATAAGAAAAGCGTCAGCTTTGAGGCAAAAAATAGTGATGGTTCAGGCCTGAAAGCAGATGTAACGGCGGGCAATGCTGATGAAGTAATGAAACTTCTCAAAGCAGTGGAAGACATTTATATCACGGTGAAGAACAGTGAGCGTCAGTAAGCTACCATCAGGTAAATGGTTGTGCCAATGCTTCCCTTACGGTCGTGATGGGAAGCGCATTAGAAAGCAGTTTGCCACCAAAGGGGAGGCGCTTTCCTACGAGCGCCGCCTTTTGGCAAACAAGAAAGCTGTTGAAGTTGGTGATGGTGCGGTCAAATTGGCCGATCTGATCCAACGCTGGTATGACATGCATGGCAAAACGCTGACGTCTGGCGAATCCCGGCTTTCGAAGCTTCAAGCTATCTGTGAACGCCTTGGCGATCCGTTGGCACATGAAGTCGATAAGAATATGTTTGCTGTATACCGTGAACGTCGGCTTGCTGGCGAGTGGCTGGCAAAGGGGCGCAAAGCCATTAAGGAAGCGACGGTAAACCGAGAGCAATCCTACCTGCACGCAGTGTTTTCCGAGTTGAAGCGATTGGGGGAATGGGAAGGTAATAACCCTCTGGATGGCATTCGCCAATTTAAGGAGGGTGATCAGGAATTATCTTTCCTTTACCCCGATGAAATTAAGCGCCTGCTGGCTGCTTGTGACGAGTCGGATAATAAAAGCTTGGGTATCATCGTTCGTCTTTGCTTAGCTACTGGTGCACGCTGGGGGGAGGCTGAATCAATGCGGCAATCTCAGGTTCTGCCTGGCCGCGTGTCTTTCATCAACACGAAAAGCAATAAAAACAGAACGGTTCCAATATCAAAACGGTTGCAGGATTTGCTGCCGAAAACTCGTGGAGCGCTTTTCACCACATCGTATGATGCGTTTAAGCATGCACTTAAACGGGCTGGTATCGAGCTGCCAACGGGACAGCGTACACACGTTTTACGGCACACGTTCGCAAGCCACTTCATGATGGGCGGCGGCAATATTCTAGTGTTGCAACAGATACTCGGGCATAGCACTATTATGATGACAATGCGTTATGCGCATTTTGCTCCAGATCACCTTGAGGCGGCATTATCACTAAACCCTTTCGATAAAATTATTATGTGAGACATCTAACCATAGGAGCATCG